GATGCTGACGCGGCTAATACATTACTCCACCCGCCGGAATCTTTGCAGGTAGTGTCCCGTGTATTGCGGGTGATACTAAATGTTGCATCGGTAAGGCAACTAACCGTTACCGTTCCAACTTGAATAACCAATAAGCGGCTATTTACTATGCCTGTTGTTGCCATAATGCTACTTTATTTTATTGTGAACGTTCTTTTTATCTTCGCTTTTGGCTGCAAGTGAAGTACCTGCAAACGTGTCTTTTAATGCGGATTTTGGTGCTGAATACGCCGCCGCCTGCTCTTCTGTGACTGGCTGGCAGCTACCTGGGGCAAAAATATCTTTACGGCAAATAGTGAACGCGGCTACCTGTTGAAGTGTGCCGTTTTCTACCAGCGGTGCGGCGTCACCTTCGGACATACGGCAAACCGCGCCGGGTGCAAATGTTTTGCCGCTGCCTGTGTCGGTCCATGATTTTAAAAACTTATATCTGTCGCTCATGTTTTTAATTGCGTATCCACCACATCGCAGCGGATTTTGTTAATGAAGAAACGGCAAACCCGATTGCAAAATCTGCGACGGTGTGCCATTTGTTTGTATTTCTGTGGGCGTTTAGCCCGATAATTACCCCGCCGGACAAATACCCGATTTTCCTAAGATCGTCGGCATGGTGGTAAAAGTCAAAGACTCCCATGTTTCGGTGTAGCGACGACTTAAATCCTTGTTCTGGGTCTCCGTTTTTGTACACGCTTCGCCAACTTTCCGAACCGAAATACCCCGTTTTTTTTGCGTTGTATTTGCGCTCAAATGACTTTCTACCGTCAAACCCGTACCCTTCTATCATCCCGTCTGATATACCTCCTACCGCGCATAAGGCCCAACCAGCCACTTTTGTGCGGGTGATGTGGTATTGCGCCTGTGCGGATAGGCTGCACATGATGAACAGAATTAATGCGGCGGCTATCATTAGTTAAGATATTCTACCGTTATAATATCGCCTGCTGTGCTTGCAAATACTGTTACAGTTGTCCCGGAGTACGTAAACTGTGTAATTGTAGGGCCTGACGCCACGTAAGATAGCCTGACACCGTTTCTATACACACGTACTGGTACATTTGTTCCAGATACTACGGGGGCTGTGTATGATATTGTAAATACGGTTTGCGCTGCTGTTGCCGTAAATCTTTCTTCCCTCATAAGCGAAGAAAGCGACCCAATAACACCGTACTGGCCCGTAGAGGAGGCGGTCATTATCCTTGTGCCTGTCCCGGACAATTTGCTATTAGTTACTTCTCCGTCCGAACTAACAAAAAACCTTGATGTGCCGGAAAGGCTTTGTAGGTCCAATATTTTCGATGTAGCCACATTACTTACACCCCTAACTACAAGCCGTGTGCTGTCAAATACCGTAGATCCTGCCCCAATTGTCATATTGCCACCTCTGTTTATCCTTACCTTTACCTGTGTGCTTCCTTCGTCAAACGAATACATGGGTCTATTTACCGACGTATACGAAGAAATATTGGTATTGAATACAAAAGACGGCACGCTGCCGACGTCTGATGTCGCATCTTGCCCCCCTATAAAATTCCAGTGAGGCGTAGTTGTGCTATTTGATCTTCCCCACCAGAACGGCGCAAATTGGCCAGGGGTACTTGACGCAAGCCACAACTGCATAAATCCGCTTGCCGCCGAAACACCCTCCCTTGTGATAGAAATAGCCCGGTTTGAAGTAGAAGGCACCTCTATATTTTGTACAAATACACCGCTTGCGTTAGGCGTCTTTATGTCAAAGCTTGCATTAGACGCTCCTTTAATTCGGTTTCCGTACAACATCCCCTTTGATGATGCGTCGAAAACGGGGGAGTTCCCGGACGTATAAAATATATTATTCAAATATATTATTTCCGTGGAGTTTGTTACATTATGGGAGTTTGCGGAAAAATTACAGCTTGTGAATTGTACGTTTTTGCTATTAGAAAGCGTAATAGCCGACGATGAGAAAAAGTCGCAATTTGTTATAATTAGTGATTGCGTGAGCGAGTCTATCTCTATGTCTTTTGCGGAATTATGGTTACACTGCAACCCGGTCACGCTAGTATGACTGTCATTTGGGCCTATATCAAACGACAACCCAATACCGTTGTCTGAAAAATTACCGCCTAAAATCTTAGTGTTACCTCCTCTTATTTTTGCCGCAATAGTGCAGTAGTTGACTATATTATTGAATAATGACACATATTCCCCTCTTTGCGTAATATTTATACCAGTAGCGCAACTGCTGATAAAATTATCCCGGATAATTGAAGAATAATGCCCACTTAAAAAACCAACACTGTCTACCCTGATTCCGTTATTAAAATCAGTAATTATACAGTTTGAAATTGAATTGTTTATATTGTTTACGCCCTTAAAGTATATTCCTATTTGTGCGGAGTTGTCGGTCCCATCTATGCTTATTCCAGAAATAAGGTTATTTCCGGCTAAGACGATAAGGGTGTCAGCCGCCGAAATTGAAACAATACTTCCTTTCCCGCAACCAACAATACTACCGCCTTGCGGAACTCTTATTGTTCCAGATACTTTGAAGTTTCCGTTTGGAATATATATGTTTTTATGCGTATTTATAAGTGACTGTATCAAAGATTGGTTGTCTGTTGCCCCGTCACCAACCGCTCCGTATTTTTTTATATTTATAATACCTGATGAATCAATAGTATTTCCGCTTCCGGCAGGAACAACTACCGAACCGCCTCCATCCGAAAGCGAAATAGTGTCGCCAGAAATAGAAAGCGTTTGTATTTCGTTGGTGTTAGATAGGTCGCCAGTGTTCGTTATCGTATCACCGGAAATACTAATTCCAGTCCCGGCGGTGTACGTCGGTGCTGTGCTTTTTTCGTTTAGTAAAATCCAGGCGGTGCCGGAATATGCGTAAAGTTCCGGGCCTTGTCCGTTTTGAGCCTCTGTACAGTTGTTGATTACTATCCAGCTTTGCGCCTTTGTAGGCGTGTAGGACGGTGCAGAGCAACCGGAAACGCGCTGTATTCTATCACCAGCAAACCGCCAACCTCCGGGCGTTGCAAATTCGTACCATTTACTCGTTACCGTATCAATGGCAACACGTGAAGAATTTCCCGGCGGCACGAACGTAGGAATGCCTACGGTGTAGGTGATACCCGCACCGTAAACTATATTTTTTTGTGCTACGCATTTTGCGTGTAAAAGCAGCGAAAATGCCGCTATTAGAAAAAGAAAAATATATCTATTCATATTACATTATTGTTACGACGGTTCCGCCTTTCATTCCGTAAAAATTATCAGTTGTTAATCGGTAAAGATCACCGACCTGCAAACCCGCTGAAATTGCGCTTTCGTCTGAATCGTAAAAAGGTAAATTCATATTTTCAAAACCGATTAATCCGTCTCTTTTTATTCTTACTGTGTATGTGCTTACGCTTACATAAAGCATAGAATCGGGCTCTATGCCCTGCTGCGTAGACTCGTACCTAATACCGTCAATCGCGGTAACTTCGCCCATAAACGTAACATCGCCCATATATTGATCTACCGCCACCCTAAACGCCTCGTCTCCAACAGCGCACGTTTCAAACGTTTGAGCATAAACTCTCGCCTCTACCAATACATTATCTACTTTTGATACGCCCGTTTTTGTAGGTGCTGGATTATTGCCAGTTACCGTCAAAACGACAAGCGGATACGATGAAGTTTGCGGAGCCACAACAGGGAAAACCCGATCGTTGAAAATTACGGACGCTTCAATAGAATCCGCAATTATTTTTCTAAGTGGGCCCTGTATGTTCATTTTTTAAGTCGCTTTATTCTTTTTCTAAGGTTAAATATGGTTAGTTCTTTTGTTGGCTCTTTTAGTCTTGCCCATGTTGGCCCGACAAATGGCCTTTCACTCATATTTTTAGTGCCTCGCTCTATCATGTGGGCATAGTATCCGTCTGATCTTCCAAAAGGCCCAAAACTGCCTGTTGAATTTCCTTTTGCAAGTTTTGCGCCTACCGTAACGCGGTAATCCTGTTTTTTTAATGCCAGCACCCCAAACGATGCAGCCAAGTTGCCAGGCGCATAAGTAGCAACCACCGTACCTTTTCCACGTCCAGCCCGTATCTTTTTAGATAACTTTACCGTGCTATACCGCTTATGCACTTTCTTTCCGTGCGGTGCTGCAATAAATAAGGCCGCAACAAGCGGCTTTACTGCTCGTCTCAAAATACGCGAAGTGTCGCCCTTTACGTTTTTGCTTACTTTGCGTAATTCGTTTACAAGGTCTGCTACTTCTTGTTGTAGATTATTCGACATTTACCGCTGTTATTTTTAGCCGATCATTCCGGCCAATTTGTGCAATATTTATAATATCGTAATTCTCTCCGTCGTAAACAATCCGATCTTTCACCGTTATATCAGTATCGCGTATCGTGAAATTAACGGGCGAAGTCGTAAGGTTTAGCCCGTCCGCAATTTGCTCATCCTGTCGTGAAATCGGGTATTCTACCGCCGCCCAAACTGTCAAAAGGTCGGTAAAAACCTCTACACGTTCGGATGTTTTATTCTCCTGCAATTCGCTGCGCTGTATAGTAACCTCCCTATCCATAACCCCGATTTTTTCATTCTTATTCATATTTTTGACATCACTTTAAATGGCTGAATAAGATGATCGACCGCCGTAGGCAACTGCTTTACGCTGTCTGTGCGGTTTTCGTACATATCGGATAGCGTAAGCAACACCGCAACAATTAGCGGTTTTGGTATCGTTTCGGCTGTGTATCCGCTTGTGTAAATCACCTTCATTTGCCATCCATCCGGCCATCCATCGGGGGCGTAAATACGCGGCCTGTTGTAGCCAGCATCATTTACGCCGCCCGTGAATGTCGTAAAATCGGCGGGGGCCTCTACTGTATTGTAAGACATCGAAGTAAGCGACGTAAGCGGCAAAGAAAGGTCCAAATATTGACCAGGCGCGGGAATAGTATCGAAGACCTGCGTAACCGTTG